GTTTGAGCAGCCCTTTGTGGATTATTCTTATTCCAGTGTAGTCCTGATACTGTAAGATACGTACAAGGAGGGTGGGCAATCATTAGGTCCCAATTATTAAAGATGATATTCCTTACGTCACCCTTGTAATGGTATTCTGAACCATCCTCTGCATCCAAGAGGTCACAACTCCATGCATCATGACCTTTCCTCCTGAATGCCTCACGAACTACACCACTGAATTCACATGCCACGAGGACTCTCATGGGAAGAATTGGGTGATCTCAGCAGGTTTATAATTGGGACCCTTGAGTACTTTCCCATCTTCTCGATAAATAGGCTTACCATCTTCGCCAAGCTTAGACATATTGCTTTCATGGGTAGCATTGAATACCTCTACAATCGGAAGACCTAGGGCTACTGCAGTACCAAGTAGTACGTAGATGTTGTCTGCGATCTCTTTAGTAAGACAAATTTTCGCTTCCCTGATCTCATCCGGAGTACGAGCCTCTGCGAGGTTGGCAAACTCATTGGCTACCTCATTATGTTCTTCATCATGGAGATCAAACCTCAGTTGTAGAAGCTTCTGTGTTTTCTTTTCATTGACAGCAAGATTAAATGCTTTATGAAATTCTAGTACTTTATCAAACATTAGGTAATATTTTCCAATTCATCTATAATCTTTTGTTTACGATCAGGAGAGTAGTTCTCAAAGAACTTATTACGAACCCAATCCTTAGTGGTCTCATAACCACCGATATGCTTGTCCTCAAAGAATACCTGAGGTACAGTCTTAAACCCTTGTTCAAGGAACTCTTTCTTCAACCTAGGGTTATTGATATCCAGTTCATAGAAATCAAACCCATAGATATTCAGAAGTTCCTTGACTCGGATACACCAAGGACATTCAAAGGCACTTGTGGTATAAATAGTGAATAGCTTACTCGTCATTCATTCCATTCTTTCGTGAAATGTACATTACTAGGAGCATCCTTAAAGAAGGGTTTTATTTGCTCCCGTTTATAACCTGCAAGACCACAACCAATAGGGGTCAAATCGAATTCTAGCTCAGGATGTTCTCTAGCATACACAAGAAAACATTGGCAAGCATATTCGATAGCTGCTAGGTTAAGTGTCTTTAGGTTTTCATCCTTGGTTGGGATAGCATAGGATTGTCCTTGAGGTCCCCAACCATTACCATATTGTGCTCCATAATTATCACGAGCGTACTTGGCAGCACCTTTGCCATGTCTTCCAGCTAGGTTACTCCCAAAGACAAATACTCTCATTTACTCTTCCTATTCTTAAGAGCTTCCCTCACAAGTTCCATTTCTTCTCTCACATCATCTGCAAGATTTTCCCAAACAGTTTTATACTGTGAGTGCTGCCCACGAGACTGGGAAGAGGGGTTCGATGATTTCTCCCCACTGTTTAGCAAGGTCTTGGATTTCTTTTTGTGCATGACTATCTACTCTTTGTTTATATGCTCTAGCCCAAGCAGCAAGAGAACCTGTGACATAGTACGAAGTGTACATACTCTGAGGGAGAACCATACGAGCTTGCTCAGGGGCTACTCCTGAGTTAATCATATCGTTGTAGAGGTCTTCAGCTACCTTGATTAGATACTCATAAGCTTTCTTGATTTCTACATCTGAATACCTTATTTCAGGTTCTTGTTCATAGGATGAGTAGAGGTAAGGTCTTTCAATAATCCTAATCACTTCATCAGAAGAACCTTGCTTAACATTAACAGGTTTACCTCTCCATTCCTCTGGATGGAAGAACGTTGGAGTATCATCTACGTACCTACGGGAAACCTCATTGTAAGTGAAGCCAACCATATGTTTAAATCTCTGTCGAGCAACAAAGATCGGTACTGTTTCCCTAATAGTCACCTGAGGGTGACTAAAAGGAGTCCAGTGCCCATGTTTAGCTAGGTAGTTAATAAGCTTTACGTCTTTGTCAGAAAGAAATTCAAAATCGTAAATATCTCCAACAAGGTCTTCCCATTTACCTTTTTGCCATTCACTCTCTTTATCGAAGGAGACTCGGGCAGCATTCACCACCCTGAGATCATCCCCCATTACATCCACTAGTTCTGCTTTCAAATATCAGCCCCTTCAGTACCAAAGAAATCTTCAACTTCCAAATCAGTTGCTTCATAGAGAATACTCATAATGAGTGGTTCAGAGTGATTAATATCCTTTAGAATAATTTTGAAGAGATTCTCAAGTGCTTCCTTCTTCCTCTTTTCTGTGAAAGAGTCATACTCATAGTATAGTGTATGAATGTTCACTTCTTACCACCACGCTTAGGCTGAATACGACGGTTCTCAGCACGGGATACTACCTTTGTAGGTACATTATCAAGAGAACCCTTACGTGGGGCTCCTACGTGGTGTACTTCCTTACCATCACCCTTCTTAACAAGACCCTTACGCATAGCTTCACGACGGGCTCGATTACGTGCTACCCGTCGTTTAACTTGTTCAGGGGTATCTTCCCACTTGTTTTCTTTTTCGTAATTACGACCCTTACGTACCACGTACAACATCCTTATACTTCTGAATTTCACTGCTAGGAATAGTGGTCACAAAGACAGAACACCCGTCCTTGAATACCATAATCAAAGCTTGAGAATAACCTTCACGAATGACGGTCATAACTGTGTCGAAAGGGATGATTTCATTAGGAACTTGTGTCTGGATATAATTCCTAATTGCTTGAGCATCTTCGCCATCCCACTTGTTCATGGTGACTACAGTATTCTCACGTTCTGCTGCACTAGCAATCTGAGCCTCAAGCATACTCGGAGTGAAACATGCCCCCTGAGCCTTAACCTCAGAGAAGGACATTATAAACATTCCTAGTACAAAAAAGAAAACAGCAATGGCAGTAGTCTTCCAAGTCTCTTTCTTTGTACTATTAAAATCAACATTTGTGTTTGTCATTACGCATCCATCCTCTTATAGAGTTCTATGTGTAAATAAATGAAATTCTCTTTTGGATCATATGTTATTTCTGTAATTTCAAATTCATTACTATCAGATAAACTAGAGGCTGCCTTTTCTTTCACATAGTCCTTAAAATCTTCCTCAGGGATATGTATTGTGTATGAACCTTCAAGTTTAGTCCTCATCAGTAAAATCCACTGAAACCCTTCCTTCTAGGATTTCATCATCGATCAAACCATTATCGTATAGGAGGACAAAGACCTCAGATGGTGACAGGTCGTAATCCGCTAGGATGTCCTCAAAGCTCCGTTCCTCTAGCTCAAGGGCTAGAAAGTCTTCCAAATCATTCTTCGTCATTTTCAATATCTACAACCCTCATTTTCTTCCTCTTGTATTCTTCTTTACGAGAGTCTATTACCTTAAGACTAAAGGCTCCCTTATGTTCACCTTGATCCCTGAGGTGCTTAGCCATCATATTACGCTTATGTTTAAGGGAGTGTTTATATTTAGTCTCTATGTCACCCATCATCGTACTCGTAGTTCTTCATAAATGCTCTTACGCAATGCTCTTTCATCATCTGGGATATTATTTTTTCGTCCGTAGGGCTCCCATTTAGACTTAGAAATCACGTCAATTCGTGAACCCTTAATCAGCAGATAAGGGCGTATTTCTCTAAGGATAGGTAGACAAGTATTTCCGCCTATCTCCCAAGTATAAATAGGTTTAGCATTCTTGTTGTATTTAGTTCTTTCTGAAAACTTAATCATACCACCAAATAACTCTTTTAGCAATTCTAAAGGGGCTTCTTCAGTCATATTGATGGAGATAGCTGGTGTATATGTTCGACTTTTGTTATGAACTCTAACACCAATCCAAGCCTCTCCATCAATGAGTCCTGCTACATATAAAATCTTATCTCTTCTATCTAACACGAAGAGTCTCAATATTAATTGGTTTGTAATTAATTTGTTCTACACAGACACACCTGTAAGGACCTTCAGGAGCAGGGTTAGCATGGATATGACCAAAGACATTAGTCAGTTCCAGCATCTCTTTTCCTTGTCCTGTGCGATTACCCTTTTGGAGGGCACTCGGATGTACGGGAACATGAGTAAGAAGAAGTCCAAACTCAGGGAACATCCTCCATACTTCAATCTTCTTGAACACCCTCTGTAGGACTTGATCCTTACCATTATCATGATTACCAAGGACCAATCTCTTTTGTCCCTTCAATGAAGAAAGAAGTCTCTCATGCTCACCGTTGGTATGTCCCATGTAGACGTCACCAAGATGATAAACCTTATCACCATCCTTGACAGTTTCATTCCACATAGTAACCATGTAATCATTCATTTCTGCTGCAGTCTTAAAAGGACGATTGCAGTACTCAATAATATTCTGATGATAAAAATGGGTGTCAGAAATCACCCAGATGTTACCTGCCATACTCGTTTCTCAATGCTTCAATACTGATCCACTGAGGATCATACATTCCATTCTCGACATTATCCTTAATGATAACGCCTCTCCACCACAATTTGTTTACTTCGCCTGCCCAATCTGAATTGTAGTCTTGGAAGACACCTGCAACCAGTCCTTGGATACGTCTACCGTCAACGACGGAACGAACTGCATAATCGGTGACATGAATGTGTCCACAGGTACAAGATGTAAACTCTTTAGTAAGAAGAGAATAAGCAGGATGTTCGCCACCCACCGGACGGCCCATAACACCAGAGACAAAGTAGTGGGCATAGTTGATACCATCGATCTCAATGATACCAGGAGTTTGTCCTTCATATTCGACAATGTCATCATAGTTTTTCTTTAGATCAAGGTCATTGAACCCTACTGTACCTTCGAGTTCAGGTTGCATGTCCAAGAGCTTCTTAAGACGATGCTCATGGTTTCCCTCAAGGAAGACCCTACGAGGGCGTTTCTTCTTTGCCTTACGTAGGGGTGCCCACATACGTTCATCGAAGTCTAGACCTGCGTCTATGTCTCTACGGTATGCTCTACCTTGGAAGCTCTTCTTTCCTTTGTCATAACCAGACATAGAAGCAAAGTCCCACTGATCTCCAAGGTTAACAACAACGTCAGGCTTGATATCCATAATCAACTTCCCGATCCAGTCAGCCCTATCGTTATTGTGATCTGGATGGGAGTGACTATCGGGAATTACCAGATGTTTAGTCAGTTGTTTCTTCCTTTACCTCATTCTCTGTCTTTACCGCATTAAGAACAAAGAAACGCCAAGTGTTATATACAATCTGAGCACCATCACCATTGATGATCAATCGACCATGCTTATCGATACTTGGAGCAGCAGGAATTTGAAACTGATGGTTGTCATCTTCAGCAACATTAACAAGAAGTGTATTCATTAACTATCCTTATCCGTAAAATACATTTTGATCATACCACAAAGTGTGAGAGGCCAGAGAACACCATCGATAACCAAGGCGATCATTGTTGGCCTACGACCAGAGGCATATACAATTAGCTGTGAAATAACCCCGATGAACAGGGCAATAAGAAAATATGTCTGTAGCATTACTCAAACCATTCCTTAGGGATATTACTAATCCCTATACAATATTTAAAACCATGTTTCTTGGCCCAATCAGACTGTTTCATGTAAGAACCATCCTTACGAGTGGGACCACATTTACCATCTGAATGGAACACAATACAGAAGTCAATATCAGGGTATTGTTCTTTTACAGCAATCATCTTCTGTCTTACTGCATTGGAGAAAGCTCGACCATTACCCTTATATTCAAGGTATAATTTGGTACCATCGCCCTTGGTAATCGGATAATCCGGGCGATAGACATG